GGTCATGATGTTGGGGTTATTGCTCAAGAAATAGAAGAAGTAATACCTGAGGCAGTAAAAGATAGAGATGGTGGATACAAAGGTGTTCAGTATGATAAGATTATACCACTACTTATAGAGGGTATCAAAGAATTAACTAAAAAAACTAAGAAATTAGAAAAAGAAATTAGGGTTTTACGACATAAAAGTTAATATTTATATATAGTAACAAAGGAGTTATAATGGCAAAGAAAAAACAAGAAGTCATCACATTTACAGAAGATGAATTAAAATCTTTAGAAGCAATCAGAAATGATTATGTAAATCTACAGAATGAATTTGGTAGAACTAAAGTAAGAAAGATTTTAGCAGCAAAACAAGTAGATGAGATTGACCAATACGAAGTTCAGTTAGAATCTGCTTACTTACAAGTTCAAGAAACAGAGCAGACATTAGCTAAAACCTTAGAAGATAAATATGGAAAAGGTAATCTAAATGTGGAAACTGGTGAATTTACACCAATTTCTTAAAAAATCTTTTAAGCTAAGTATATTTTGAGATTTTAAAATGATACTTATAGAGTAAGTATAAAGTTTTACTCACAATTAATATTAATAGGAGAATAACAACATGGCAGAGAGAATAGTCAGTCCAGGTGTTTTTACACGAGAAAAAGACTTATCATTTCTTCCACAAGGTATTGCTGATATTGGTGCTGCAATTATTGGTCCAACTGTCAAAGGACCAGCATTTGTACCTACCCAAGTAACAAGCTTTTCACAATTTGAAAATATCTTTGGTGGAGTTGATAGTCGTTTCTATGTACCTTACACCGTCAAGGAGTATATTAAGAATGCTCCAGCAGTGACAATTGTTCGTGTTTTAGGATTAGGTGGATATCAATCATCCGTCGTGAGACTAAATGTAACAAGTTCTATGGGACTTTTTACAGCCGCAGTATTAAAACCATCAAGAAAGAATGCAACCTTAGATTTAGGTGGACCAACTTCTGCATCATTAGCAGCAGAAGGCGATTGGTCAGCAGCATCCTTAACGATTGGAACAAATGCAGCACAAGCAATTTCATTTGATACAGGTTCTGCAAACTACATAACAAAGATTTATGGGTCAGACCCACAAACTACAAATACAGATGTGTATGTTTACAAGAACTTTAAAGACTTCCATTCAGGCAACGGATTCGATGCAAATGTAAGTATGAGCATAGTAAGTGCTTCTACAGCCAATGGTGAAGATTTCACTCACGATTATCGTAGTGCATGTACACCTTACATCGTATCTCAGCAAATTGGAGGTACAAACAAAAATCTATTTAAACTCAAAACTCGTTCACATGGAACAGATGTTAATGATGATTTCAAAATCGGTATAGCAGATTTAACTGCAGCTGGTTCAGTACCAGGTAGTGATTATGGTTCATTTGCATTAAGAGTTTTGAAAAATAATCCAGGCGAAACCGATGATGGTGAAGTATTAGAAGAGTTTACTAATCTAAACTTTGACCCAGATTCACAAAACTATCTACCAAGAGCAATCGGTGATAGATATGTAACAATTGATTCAAATGGTAAACTTACCTATAATGGTGATTGGCCAAACAAATCAGTTCATATTTATGTTGATAGCTACATAAGTGAGTTAGAGGGTATTGATGAATCACTATTACCACATGGGTATGCAGCAGTAAGTAATCCGGTACTTGGTACAACAACAATTCCAAGTGCAAGTTTTGTAACAGCACAAACCAATACACTTGGTGTGTTTGACCAAAATGTTTATTACGGATTTAAATTTGCTGCAGAAGACAACAAACAATACCTTGCTCCATTACCTGCAAGTGCTGGAACTGGTAACAACGCTGTATTCTCACTTGAGAATCAACTTGGACATAACGATGCATCTACACTTGGTGTAACAACATTTGCTGATGGAACTGAAAATCTATCACTATCAGCTGCAGCTAAAGCTCAGTTAAAATATGTTGTTCCATTCCAAGATGGATTCGATGGTGATGACCCAACAACACTAAAAGCAGTAGGTAATGATATATCTGGTACGAACACACAAGGATTCAATTGTAATGATTCGAATGCTAGTGGTTCTGTTGCTTACAAACGAGCAATCAATGCAGTAAGTAATCCAGATGAGTTTGATATCAATTTATTAGTAACACCAGGTATCATTCATGAGTATCATAATTCAGTAACGAATCATGGTATCAGTAAAGTAGAATCTCGTGCAGATGCATTCTACATTATGGATGGTTCAAGATGGGGTAGAAGTGTAGCAAATGCAGTATCAGATATTAATACAATTGATACTAACTATGCTGGTACATACTATCCATGGGTCAAGATAATTGATGAAAGTAAAAATAAACCAGTATGGGTTCCACCATCAGTTGTATTACCAGGTGTGTTATCATTTAATGATTCTATAGCACACGAATGGTTTGCACCTGCTGGATTGAATCGTGGTGGATTATCATCAGTATTAGAAGCAAAAACAAGATTAACACATACAGAAAGAGATGAACTCTATGAAGGTCGTGTTAACCCAATTGCTTCATTCCCAGGTCAAGGTGTTGTAGTGTTTGGACAAAAAACATTACAAGGAAAACCATCTGCTCTTGATAGAATCAATGTAAGAAGATTGTTGATTAGACTTCGTAAGTTTATCGCATCTACTTCAAGATTCTTAGTATTCGAACAAAATACAGCAGCAACTCGTAACAGATTCTTAGGAATTGTTAATCCATTCTTATCACAAGTTCAACAGAATAGTGGTTTGAGTGCATTTAAAGTTGTGATGGATGATTCTAACAACACACCAGATGTTGTTGATAGAAATCAGTTAGTAGGACAGATATTTATCCAACCTACAAGAACTGCTGAATTCATCGTATTAGACTTCGTAATACAACCAACAGGTGCAGCGTTTCCTGAATAAGTTTAATTCATAATTGACTTATAAACAGAAATCCCCCATTCTTTCGAGTGGGGGATTTTTTGTGTCAGGTTCTTACGATTACGATATTAACACCTAACTAACATACTAACTAATAATTCGAGTTCATTTTATATCACATCCTTTCCTTTCTTTAATTTTTAAAATAATTCATTTGCGTTTCAATATGATTTAAGAATTCAGTATCTTGTCTATCTTTGTAGTGATAGTATATATCCATTCCTTGTTTGTGCATAAATCTTTCCAATCTTCCTATCTGTTTTACCAGATATCCCAAGAAAGGAACAATACCATTTCCAATCACATATCTTCCTAATATTTTTCTAATTATCATACTATAATATAACACTTTCTGAAACTAATGTCAAGTATTTTTTTATTTTTTTTTGTCCGATGGTGGGGATTTGAACCCCACAGCTCTTCTCGTTCTTCAACATCGATTTACTCAGGTAATCAATCCTTTCAATCTCAGAACACCATTAGACTCAAGAGGTGATTAATCTCTATCAACGCCCTTCAACGGATTGTTGATTATCCACTTTTAAAAGTACTCATCTCAATCAACACCTAAATATACGGCCTTTTGCCTATACGAGTCAAGTACTTTTTTTATTTTTTTTAAAAAACTTCAAAAAAACTTCGAAAAAGATATCACCAAAATACATCTTTTTTAATAATTTGATATTTATTATCGAAGAAAAATTAAAGGCAAAATTATAGGAGAAAACCAATGGCCGATATATTAACTACAGATGAAATATTTTTTCAGAGTTTTGAACCTAAAACAAAAAATAGGTTTATCATGTATATCGATGGAATACCATCATACTTTATAAAAACTGCAAATAGACCTAACATTACATTTGAAGAGATTGAATTAAATCACATCAATGTTAAAAGATACCTTAAAGGTAAAGGTACTTGGGAAACTTTGGAAATAACATTATACGACCCAATCGTACCATCAGGTGCACAGGCAGTTATGGAATGGGTTAGATTACATCATGAATCAGTAACAGGTCGTGATGGGTATGCTGATTTCTACAAGAAAGATATTACTTTTAATATGTTAGGACCAGTTGGTGATAAGGTTGAAGAGTGGGTACTAAAAGGTGCATTCATTCAGACAGCGAACTTTAACGATTTAGATTTTGCAAATGGTACGGATGTTGCAGATATATCATTAACACTTCGTTATGATTACGCAATACTCTCATACTAATTCGGAGGGCATATGAAAATGTGGGAAATATTCAAAGATAACAATGATTACAATGAAAAATCAATAATAGGTTTCGGAGCTTTTACAATAATGTGTATATTTGCAGGTGCAGATGTAGTAACAGGTATTATGGGTAAAGACCTTGTTATCAATGATGTGGTATACAATTCTTTCCTATTCACTACATTAGGTAGTTTTGGAATTGCAGGAGCAGAAAAAGTATTCGGAAATAAAAAATAAATTAGATTTTTCTAAAGTTACAACATAGTTATAATTATATGGTTTTAAATTCAATTCATAGGAGATAAATATGGCTGATAATCAGTACGCGTTTCCTACTGAAGTATTATCTTTACCTTCAAAAGGGTTACTATATCCTAAAGATAGTCCATTAAGTAGTGGAACAATAGAAGTCAAGTATATGACTGCAAGGGAAGAAGACATTCTTACTTCACAAAATTTAATCGAAAAGGGTTTAGTAATAGATAAACTATTAGAAAGTGTTATCGCAGACCCTAAAGTAAAATTAGATGATTTATTACTTGGTGATAAAAATGCACTTATGTTAGGTACTCGTGTTTTAGGATACGGACCTGAATATGAAGTGTTAATTACAGACCCAGATACAGGTTTAGAGGTTGAACATAAATTTGATTTGGGTACATTAGAAACAAAGAAGATTGATGATAAAATTTTCAAAAATGGTAATAAGTTTGAGATAACTTTACCAGTTTCAAAAAGAGTATTAGAATTTAAACTACTCACTCAAAAAGATGAAAGAGTAATCGAAACAGAACTCAAGGCATATGAGAAAGTAGATAACATTACTGGTATTTCAAGAGAAATGACAACTCGTTTGAAACATCAAATCATTTCAGTAGATGGTGAGACGGATAGAAAAAAGATTAATGATTTTGTTGATAATCAATTCTTAGCTCGTGATACAAGAGCATATCGTGAACACATACAGAAAATAACACCTGATGTTATTTTTGAGGCTGAATATATAAGTCAAATAGGAGAGCCCCATAAGGTAGATATACCTGTAGGGGTACGATTTTTTTGGCCTGAGTCCAG